CTAGACGGTTTAACCACGCGCTTAATCGTGGCAGATGAAACGGCGCGCATGGATAAAGCCTTCGGGCGTTTGCTTACAGGGCTGGCAAAGTTTGCCACGTCGCAACTGTTGGCAATTACCACGCCTGATCCGGAACAAAAAACGCGTCCCATTTGGGGATACTGGCAAGCGTGTGAGGCGGCAATAGCCGACGGAACGCCGTATCCGGCTGGCTGGTGGCCCATGATTTACGGTCTAGATGCCGACGATCAGGCGTCAGATCCTGCCGTTTGGGCGAAAGCGCATCCCGGATTAGGCGTAATCGTTGACCCTACGCAGTTGCAACTGGCAGCGCAGACGATGCTAAACACGGGCGATCCGGTACAGATCGCCGAGTTTGAAACGCAATTAGCGTGCAGATACCACGAGATTGCGACTACCGATATCGATCTTGCAGTGCTAGAGCGGCAGATGGTGGATTGTGATTGGAATCGTTTACGCGGCGCTCCAGCGGTGATCGGTCTAGACCTAAGCCGCGGCGGCTACGGGAGCCAACTTGATTTGACAGCACTTACGATCATGGTGGTGGATGGCGGCATTATTCGTGCGCGTAACGTGTGCTGGTGGGCCGGCACGGACATCGCACTAGACGAAAAGCGCTGCAAGAACCCGCTACAGGTGTGGATTGAGGCGGGACATCTGCGCCGAATGCCGGGCGAATGGCAGGATATGAGCGTCGTAGAGGCAGAGATCGAACACCTAATGACGCTTTACGACGTGCGAAAGATCGGTGTAGACCCACATCCAGCGCAAGCGCGAGACATTAAACGGTGGCAAGATCGCGGCTGGCCCATCATTCCAGTGGATCAGAGCATCCGCACGATGGCTCCAGCATGGAAACTGTGGGGAGACCTACTAAAGTCAAAACAACTTTGCTACCAAATCGATCCGGTACTCGCATCGGGATTAAACAACGTGCGACTGATCCGCGACAACGTGGGCAACACGCGACCAGTCAAGGGACGCAGCGCCGGGAACATGGATGTAATCGTTTCGGGAAATATGGCGGCGTTGTTGATGGAACACCACCAAGTGCGCGAATCAACCGGGCTTAGTACAAGCGCCTGTCCAATCGGTTAAGAGTGTAAGTCTAAAATAATCGCTTGACAGTCTGCGGCGTATTTGTTCCATGCGTTGCAGTGAGCATCTTCGCACGATTCTTCGGCTTCAAATCTAGTGTCGTGGTGTACGCACGGCCCGAAGCGCTATCTAGTCCATCGGCTTCAATGCTTCCGGCTGTCGTTCGTGCCACCAATCTAATCTCCGCGGACATTGCGCGGCTGCCGTTCCACGTCGTTGACTCAGACGGGCAGATGGTTGACTCACCAGTAACCCAACTACTAACTCGCGACGCATCGCGCTGGCAGTCAGGATACGAGTTTCGGCGCTACATCACGTCAGCAGCGCTGGAGGCTGGTAACGGAATCGCGCTGATTCGGCGCGACAACTCCGGAGCGATTGCGGAATTACAACCACTTCCGAGCAATTCAACATCAGTAGAACTGACAGAGAACGGCGTTGAATATCGCGTTGGTTCAACCACGCTTGCAGCGGATCAGGTGTTCCATCTTGGTTGCTATCCGGATCCATTCTCGCCAGCATGGTTCGTTAGTCCCATGGATTCTTGCAAGCACGCTATGCAACTTGCAGCGGATCAAGAGGCAGCCCATGCTGCCCTAATCCGCACGGGCAGTACGGGAAAAGTGAGCATCTCACATCCAGGAGCAATGAGTGATCAAACTGTGCAAGCCATTCGCGATGCATGGGCAACCATGCACGCAACAGCGGATGGCGCATCGCGTCCATTGATCCTGCGGGAAGGCATGAAAGCCGAGCGAATCAGCGGCGAATCGTCGCTCACTTCGCTTGAATCGCGACGCTTTTCAGTACAGGAAGTGGCGCGCGCATTTGGCGTACCACCTGAAATGCTGTACCAGCAGGGCGGCGGCGCGCTTGCTTCACAATCGGAAACTGCACGCGCTTATGTTGATGGCGCACTCGCCCAATGGGTTAGCGCGTGGGAGTCGGAGATAACGCGCAAACTATGCAGACCCGGCGAACACGCACGCTTGGATGTTGACATCTTGCTACGCGGAAATATGCGCGATGCGGGAATGGCGCTTTCAAAATTGGTGCTCGCCGGGATCCTGTCTCCTAACGACGCCCGGCATCGAATGGGCCTCCCGCCGATCGACGGGATGGACGTGCCGAGTGTTTCTATGCCCGGCGGTATGAGCGCTGTCCAAGGCGACAATGCCGCAGAAGGGAACATGGGTGACGAGAATGCTTGAGATCCGTACCACGAAACTAGAGATGCAAGGCGACAAAATCGGCGGCTATGCCAGCGTGTACGACGCTCCGAGCCATCCGTTGACCATTCGCGGCATCAATGGTGGCAAGCCGTTTACCGAAAAGGTGGCCCGAGGCGCGTTTGATTCGTCGCTCGGTAACAACATTTCGCTGCTCGTTGGTCACGATGCGCGCGACCTACTCGCCAATACCAAGAGCGGACTACTACAACTCCGCAGCGATCAACACGGTTTGGCGTTCGAAGTGACATTGCCAGCGAACAACCAGCGCGCGCAGGACGTGCGCTCATTAGTAAGCGCTGGCGTCCTTTCTGAAATGTCTTTCGGTTTCCAAGTCATCGCCGACAGTTGGGTCGGCAACACTCGCACACTTTCGCAAGTTGCGCTACGTGAGATCTCAATCGTGGAAAACGGCGCTTATCAGCAGACGAGCGTCGAAGCCAGAACCATTTCAACGGGACTTTCCCGTCTACGTCTGCGTCTAAGGATGCCAATATGAAACTGTCCGAACTCTTCGAAACTCGTAAGGCGCTCACAGCGGAGCGTGATTCCATTCTCGCACAAGATTCCATGACCGTTGAAGTGGAAGCACGCGGACACGAAGTAGCCAACGAACTTGGCAAACTCGACGCCGAAATCCGTAGCGCTCAACTGCGCGAGCGTTTCGCATCGTCAAGCGCTATTGAAAACATGGCAAAGCGCGACAACGAGCGCACGCTCGATATCCGCGACTCCAAAAAGTACGAAGATCAGTTCATCAACTATCTTCGCACTGGTGCGATGCCTGAACAGCGTGAACTGATCTCTACTGCTTCGAGTTCGATTCTGATCCCGAAGGTGTACGAAGATTCAGTGATGAAGTACCTGAGTGCTCAAAGCATCATGCGAAATATCGGAGACCTGAAAACAGGATGTCAGGGATACCAAGCGCTTCGATATTCAACGCTTAAGACTGCGGACTACACCAGCGCATGGACGCAAGCCGATAGCGCAAGCGTCGCGGCAACTGCTGCGGATCCGTTGTTTACTGAAGTTGCATTGCCTCCAGTTCTGTGCTTGCCAAAGACCGAAGTTTCGCAGCAACTGATTGTCCAGGCGGATCGTGGATTTAATGTCGAGCAAGAGGTTTTGTCCCATCTTCAAGTTCAGTTGTCTAAGAATCTTGAATACGGCTACGTTGCTGGCTCCGGTACCAACTCGCCGACGGGAATCTTTACCGTTACGAGTACTACTGGTATCAACATCACCAGCGCAACGGCTACCGCTGCACTTGGTAACACGCGTGCAGCATCTATCGGCGGCGTAACTACTGCCGGATGGGTTGCCAAGTTGCTTGAAATGCGATACACGAAGTTACCAGCCGCATACTGGAACACTTCCGCGTGGATCTTGCCACAGGATGTGTACGCAACCATTGCGTCTGTCACGGTAAATGGTGTTCCGATCTTCGCTCAAAGTAGCGACTATCAGACCCTTCAGAACGCTGCGCCGTTCACGCTTTTCGGATTGCCTGTGTATGTAACTGAGTATGTTCCAACACAGATCACCACCAACACCACTGGCAAGAATTGCCTAGCAGTGCTGGGAACGATCAAGGATGCTTTCGCCATGCGCGAGTGGGGCCCGTCGATGTCCATTAGCCGTGATGAGTACAGCCTCAGTGGTACGGGCCGTATCCGCTATCAGGGCATGATGTTTGCCAACTCCAATTTCACACGCGTTAATGCGCTGGTGCAGTTGCAAGTTACAAACGCTGGTAGTTAACTTCTAAGCCTCTCATCCTCGGATGGGTGGTGCTTCGGCACCACCCATCCGCAGCGAGGAATGCCCATGCCGCTCGATATTTCGAAGTACAGATCATGGGCCCGGGTGCCGCACACGGAAGACGATCCAAGTATCGGGATCGCATGGGCAGCGGCTGTACGGGAATTGGAAGAGCGCACCGGGTGGTGCGTAGAAACTGTTACGCGTACGCAGTGGGTGCCCGCAGCGCCTTTGACGATCTATGGCGGTCTATACCTCCGTTTGGAGCGCCAAGGCGACCTAGCAGGAACCACCGCGGCTTACAGCGATAGCGCTACGCCGCCACTTACTGGAACGTGCGCCGAGATCATGATCAACGGGCTTATCTACGTTGATATGGATATTGACAATCTGACGTACCCAGTAACGCTTACGGTCACGGCTGGAAACGCCGCACTCAATCCGTTGTTAGAGATGGCGCTACTCCAGCGAGTGGCTAACCATGTGGCAAGTCGCGGTGATGACACTATCGCGCTCGACTCTACTTACTGGGATCGCATCACGGGCATGATGAGTAAGGGCATCGGCTAAATGGCTGGTCATGTGCCATCCGGAATGCTGCGCCTGTCAATGACAGTGCAGAACCCAGTACGCACAGTTGATGCGGTCGGACAGGCATCGGTATCGTGGCTCAGTGTCGCCAACATCGCTTGCCACATTGACTCAGCACGCACTAACGAAGTGGTAGACGATTTGGGAGTTAACGCTCGTTCCGATTGGCGCATTCTTGCTGCTTGGCATCCCGCGGTATCAAACAACAGCCGACTGCTGTACCAAGACAACGGCACAGAGCGCGTATTCAATATTCGTGCTTGCTGGGACAGGGATCAGAAGCGCCGACGCTTGGAGATCGAAGCGACGGAGGTAACCGAGTGAGCGACATCCCGCGCAAGTATCCCATCGGATCTGTTTACAACCATCGACCCGGAGCCACGCCGGGCAGCGGCGGTGGGCGCGCTACTGGCGTGACTGTGCGTACGCAATTCGTAGATATCAACGTCCGTGCCGCGCTTCGTGGTCTTGGTGATCGCGTTGCACAGAACGTAATTAAACGATCGATGCGTAAAGCACTTGACCCAATTCGGACGCAGTTGAAAGCAACATGGTTAAGCGCCAACTATCGCGGAAAGCCGTTGCACCGTAAAGCGATTGCCAGCGCTACAAAGATGGACATCCGAAGAAACGGCGCTGGGCCCACTGCTGCAATCACTGGACGCGTAGGAGTCATGTACGGCAAGGGCGGCGGCGTCGGCGCTGGTGGTCGGCAGAAAATATGGCACTTGCTTGAAGCCGGATTCCGGCACTACGCCAAGGGATCAAAGGCTTACGCCAACTTTAGTAAGGGCGTGAAGGTAGAGCAGCAGACGTACCAAGCGATCATAAAACAGAATCGCCCGGAAGCGCTGAAGGCTCCGAAGTCAGAACGTAGTAACAGGCTTCGTGCCGTATTCAGTGCTGCGCGTGTTGCAGCGCCTTCATTTGTAGCGGAGCGTTCATCACGCGCCAGCGCACGCAAGGGTGCAAGCGCAAAACAGATTACTGGTGCTTGGCGTTCCAGAGCAATAGTAAACCGAATGCTTCCGGACGCAACACACAAACTTCGGGATTACATCTTGCAAGCGTGTAAGGAGGCACTAAATGGCAATCGTTAGATCGCTCGAAAGTATTACCGAAGCGCTTTACACCTACATGGCCCGTACGGTTTCGCCCGTTGAAGTGTCGCCGCGCTGGCGTCGCCAAGGTGATCCGCTGCCGTATATCACCTACGAGTTCACTTCGGCGAATTGGCAATACGCCGTTGGTGGCATGACAAACATAGTAACGATCAGTATCAATTGGTCATGCGTTGCCACAACCGTGCAGGAAGCCATGCAAATTGCGGACGACATCACAGCGGGTGTTCTAACTACGTTCACCGAAAACGGCGTGACGTTTCACCCAACCGACCTAAATATGAGAACGCTTGATGCTGTACCGGATGACGGTACGGGCGACGCGGAAAGAATCATCGTAGTCACGACAACTCTACTTACCCACGAAGGATAAACAATGCCAACAACATATACAGCGGGATACGGCGGGACACTCACTATCGCTACGGTAACCATCCCAGTGCAAAACGTAACGATTGATCTATCTCGCCAAGAGATTGATATCACGACGACGCTCGACATGACCACGCTTGCCATGGCTGGACGCCTCACGCGCAAGATCACTTGCACAGCGTTTGCAACAGCCGTTGCGGAAACGGCGCTTACCAACCTTACAAATACGGCAACCGACACCAAGGCTATTGTCGGTTGGACTGACGGAAACTCAGGAACGTCGTACAGCATCACCTGTATGTTGTCGAGCGCAAGCCGTTCGTACGACGGGCAGGGCGCAGCGACGATCAACTTTAACTTTTCCGAGGCTAAGGTCTAATGCCAATCGGAACCGAATACCTCGGAGATGGCTGGCGGGACGCCAACATTGAAGGCTTACCGCCGTTGCAAGTTCGCAGACCAGTGATGCGCGATATTGCCGGAGGTGGGCAGTACTGGTGGACGGCTTGCGTGAGATGCGCCGACGGTACGCCATTGCTTGCTGATGGCGTAGCCGCTGCAGATTTGCGCGTCGAAGTTGGTAACGCCATTATCGCGGAGGTAATGAAAGATCGCCCTATTCAAGCGCCGAAAGGCGCATCTGGAGGATGACTCCAGCGGCCCGAATGGATATGCCAGTTGGGCTGATGTCTGAACGCACGCCAGAGGAACGGATTGAAAGTCTGCTAATCACGATTGCTTGCGCGCTCACAAGCGCACCACCTCACAGGATTGCACCATGGCTAATGACTTAAAAGCATCGGTAAGCATCACAGCAGATACGAGCGGACTGATCTCCGGCGTAAATGGTGCCATGGAAAAGATCAATAAGATCAGTTCAAATACGAGCATGATGGCTGGCATGATGGGTGCATCGAAAGTCATTGATCTTGCCAAGCAACTTTGGGACGCAATGGGCGACCGTTCCGAGCACCTGTCGAAACTGGCGCACACGTTCTCACCGGAAGCAATGACTAGTGCCGCGAATCTATCGCAAGCGCAAATGAAATCAGACATGGCAGTTGGTCAAGCCATGGGCCCTGCACAGGCTGGCATTGATCGTGCAAAGCAAGATGCAATAGCGGAAGAGACTGCAAACACACTAAAGAATGCGGAGCAAATTGGAGAGGGAATGATCGTTCTGAATGCCATATGGAACGAAACAAAGGCACAATCTGTAGCCGCTGCGGATGCGGCGCTTATGACTCTTGGCGCGTTAACTCACATCCCGGAGATGGCACAATCGGTGGTAGATCATCCGGTAGAGGTTGCTAACGGCATGGCGTTAGGCGTTGGCGCTGCACCATTGTTGCAAGCCATCGGAAACACGCTTGAAGCAATGTTCGGAAAGGTAAAAGGAGACTAATGGGAACGCTGAAAGTCATTCGCCACGCCAGTGGCCCACAGTACAAAGTCGGCAGTCCCGGGCAACCGCTGACTATGACCGACACTTATCTTGTGTCGTGGATTCCTGCAAGCCCGACCGATACCGCACCGTCTGATGAAGCAATCATCGTTGAAGCATCTTATGTTGGCGGTGGTTCGCCGACCGTCAAGATTCCAAAGGTGCAAGAGCGCTACGCCGGAT